CAGCATGTCAGGCGGAGCTAAAGCCACTACTGGCGCTGGTGCGGTGCCAGTTCCTGCAACGGACACCACCACGTAATAGCGGTTGTTGGCGTCTGCGGCCGCCGGCAATGCACTGCCCACAGTTAAGCCGGCTGCAGCGCCTGCAGTTGTGCGAGATGCAACTAGATTGGTGTTGGCATTGTATGTGCCCGCAAATATGATCTCACCGGCTGTAATAGTGATGGGTTGCCATGCGTTGCCGTCCCATAGGTAGAGATCGCCGTTAATGCTGTCAAAGAAGTATTGGCCGGTAAAATCAGCAGCCGGAAATGTGACAATACCTTCAGTTGATGCGGCGCCGCCAAATTTTGTAGTGGAAGCATTAGCGAGCTTGTTGCCTGTGATTGTATTGGCGCCAATCACGGAAGCCGACAGCGTGCCAGACGTTAGTTTTGTTGCTGGAATTTCGGGAATATCTTCGGCTTCCAGCGACAAGGTGCCAGTGACATGACCCTGGGCATCGAATGACACTTTGGCGCTGGAACCAGCAGTGACGGCATTGCTATGGTTAAGTGTGCCATTTGCTAATGCAGCTAGTCCTGTACCGGGAATTACCACGCCAGCAGTAGATACAGTGGCAGGAGGTAAGTCAGCGCCAGTAATGGCGCGACCGCCAGTAACTAGCCCTTGCGGACCATACCTAACCACGTGATAAGCGATAGATTCAGGCGTGACTGTATTGTTAATGGTGATGGTGTCATCAGACATTGCAAGGCCGTTGCCATTAACAATGACGCCGCCTTTATCAGATGCGCTAGCAACAGGCAGGTCAGTGCCAACAATGGGACGCAAGCTAACGGCACCAGCAGAACCAGTGGGGCCAGCAATAAATTGCGCTGCTGCAGTGGAATTGTTTAATGATGCACTAATTGTTACCGTATCGCCAGCAGTGGCAACTGATACAGTGATTGGCCCCGTATGAGAGGCGACGATAGTATTAACTGAACCAGCAGCGCGGAATGCCACCCACGTGCTGCCATTCCAGATGTAGCCTTTATTTTGGCTTGTTTCAAGCGCAATCTGGCCGATGTATGCACCAGTTGCAGGCAATGCTGCGACGATATTGACAGTGGAATTGGCACCGAGTTTGCTGCCACTTACTGCGCCTGATGCAATTTTGGCTTCTGTTGCAGCACCATTAGCTAAGGCGCCACTGGGGATGGAGCCATCATTAAACAGCAGCTTGCCGCTTGGGATGGTCGCATCAGCAACTAGCGTGATGGCCTGGCCAATCAAGCCGGTGACAGTAATCTTCTTGGACTCGCTGGCGCTGATGTCAGCAACGGCCAGGAAATCACCAGCTACTAGGTCGGCGCCGGCAAGGGTGGCTAATTCCGATATGCGTAGGTCAGCGATGACACCCTCCTTTTGCTGCTGCTTCCATCTTAAGGCAGTTCATCACCTTCCAGTAGATAGTAGCCGCCTTGCTCCAGCTTGAGTGGATCACCGTTCTCCTGTAGTAGTCGACGGCCTGCTGTAGTGCGTGCCCGCAAGCGTATAGCGCCTGTAGCTACGAAATCGATGCGGCTTACGATGATGTCGCTAGGCGCAAAGCTAGTGGCGCTGTTAGTGACGATTGCATCAAACTCCCACCATAGCGAATCATTCATTTGCGTGCCAGCAAATGTGCCGCCCGACGCATCGGTGTTGGCTGATTTAATGTAGAACTTGGCGTGGAAGCCAGATCCGATCTCGGTGCGCAATACCAGTTGCATTAGGTAGTTGACAGGCTCTTTGCTGGCTTCGTTTACGTAGTCCCACTGGGCGGTGAGGGTGCCGGAACCAGTGATCAAGCTGCTGTACTGCTGGCGGTATTCGTCGCTTAATGCAGTGATGTCAACGGTTTCGCGGTTGGTGTTTAGTTCGTAGTCGGTGATGGATGCCAGCAACCGGCTATCCCGATCTCGGACTACAACGCGGATGGGTATGTCACGGGCGATAGTTGCAAGTTGCACCAGGCCGGCGGTGCTGCCTTCTAGGCTGTCGTCAAAATTGTCGTACAGGCGGATGCCGCCTAGCTCATCAATGAATACATACCAGTTACCGCTGGACTGCACGGTAGTGTTGCTCCAGCCGGCAGCAGCAACGAAGTCGAGGTTGGTGCCGTCTGTTGTGCTGAATTCAACTAGGTCGCCTGCAATTAGGTAGCCTTCGTCGAAGTCAAAGCTGAAGCGGTCGCGGCCTGTATTTACATCACTAGGGTTGACGATAGATTCCTTAGGGCCACCGCTGGATTTGCGGGTGATCTCGATGCCGCCGATATTGCCGAGGTAGATGCCCATCAGACGGTCACCGCAGTCAATGCCCCGGTGCCTTGGAAGTTGATCTCTGCTGAACTGACCTCGCCAACGCTGGCGCCAAAGCTGACGCTAGTGATGTACGCCGTCAGTTGCACGTCATGGTTGGTGCTGCCTTCCAGTAGGCGCAAGCGCATGTCCACGGTGTCGCCCGAGCTGACGCCATCAACACGCAGCACCTTGCGCAGTGCGGTTGACGCATCGTTGCGGCCCTCTCCATCGCTGTAGTACAGCAGCGTGGCGCTGCCGCTGAACTCTTGCAGCCCAGGGCAGTAGGTGCGTTGGTTGTCACCGAGGCTGGTTGTTTCCAGCATCTCAAGGCTGCCGGTCATGGACCAGTTAGTGACCTTCACCTGCTCAATGTCGTCGAGCAGTAGGCGGCCATCTTTACCGGTGAAAATCTTTGCCATCAGAACACACCTAGCAGGCTCACTCTAACGCTACTGACGCCTGGCTTCACTGCTGTGACTTGCGGTGGGTCTGCATAGCGCCAGCGGTTAATGGTGCCACTGTCAATGGCTGCACCAGTTCCAGCCCATCCAGCCTTAGTGGAGGCATTGATCGTGAAAGTTTCATAAGTGCCTTTTGTTTCGTCGTAATGCGTTAGGAATTGTTGCGCTTGTGCATCAGAGATGTTGTCATAACCAAGAGTTAGTTCCATATTGGTTCGCGTGTCGCCATATAAGATGCGCACTTCAGCTCCTGACTGTGACTTATAGCTTTTGATGGGCCAGTTACCAGGCGTGAAATCGCGACTAGTTGGTTGCAATGCAGGAAATGGCATGATCAACCCTCGGTGGTAAATACAGTTTCATTTTGCACATCAAGCGCAATTAAGCTATTAAATGTAGGCGTTGTTGGAAACTCCACTGCTGCAATATCGACCATGCCTTCCTCGCTTAATGTTAGCTGCTCCACCATGTAGGTGTTGCTGGCTACGCTGGCATCAACTAACGTGAAGATGGCATCAGCAAATTTGGTTTCTATTGCCTTGCCATTGGCGACTGTCATAGTTTCTGTTTTAACGTCATCGAAATTGGCGTTCCAATAGGAGACAGTGTAGGTGCCTTCAGCTAACGGCCTTACAGAGGTGATGTTTAGCGAGCTGTCCACCACACCATTGTTAGCGGCATTGTATGGGCTGGCTTGCGTTATCACTCGAATATAGTCGCCTGGTGCTAAGTCGAGGCCGTATGGTGTGGTGCGGAATCTAATGGTGTGCGTAACGCGGCGGCGTAATGATAAGAAATACCTTGCCACTGTAAATGCGTGTTGCCTGCTTGTGCAGTATTGCACCATGTCAAAGGTTTCAGTGATTGCGGCTTCTGGTAAGTCGCTCCAGCGGACAACTAGCGTTTTCTCTTCTGGGAATTGATTGCGTTGCTCTTGACGATAACGCATAACTGCTTGGAAATTTTTACGCTCTTCGGTGCTTAAGTATTCAACGGAGAAGCTGTCTTCAATGATGTTGCCCGAAGTGAATAGCTGCTGGATTTTGATGGGTGCAGTGGAAATGTTGCCGGATTCATCAAAAGGCAAAGCAGGAACAATGCTGAATTGGCCATTGCTGATTACGAAACTACAAAGAAAGAACGGTGCAAGGTCGCTTATGAACTGGCGGATATTAGTTGGTTGGTCAATGGCGCCGTCAAAAAACAGTTTGTTTTGCTTAAGGAATTGCGAGGTGGCAGGAAATTTGGCTGTGTCAATCAAATCGGAAGAGACGACATTACCAGCGCCTGCAGTCTTATCTGTAAGCAGGTAGTAAACAAGATCAGTGAACTTGTTGCTAGGGCCGATGGGGGAAGGCGCATCGGCTTGAAATTTGCGCACGCTGATGCCATCGGCAAGCCACACGCGTAGTTGATTGAGGCTTGTGAAGTTGCGGGATGCCTTTAGTGCCAACCCTGTTATCGTTAATTTGTCATACTGTGGAGCAGTTGGATTGCTGACCATCTCATTGACATAAACAATCTCGTGTTCGGGGCCGGCGTCATTAGACTTACTGAGCAATGAGTTGTAAAAACTAATATCATTAAGTTGACTATTTCGCTCAAAGACACGCTCAGCGGTAAAGCCTGGTGGCGTGACCACACTTTGCAGAGATAAAACTCTCAGCAAGATTCCGACTGTACTACCTGCGGGCTTGAAAGGATTGCCTGCGCTAACAACTGCATTGTTATCAATTAAAGCACCATTCTGCCAAGTTCCGAAAGTCTGGGCGGGATCTACCGTATATGAAACGTCCCATGCTTGTGTTTGACCAGGAAAATTAGCTAAAGAATCAGCAGGTCTTGCAACGACCACTCCATTAGCGATGATGACAGCATTGCCGCCTGAGCTACTGTCTGCCGCAAATGTAACTTTTTTAGTTGCACCAATAGGGAGCGATTGGGCACTACCCAGTAGTTCGTATGTCCACGCAGATTCCCTTCCTTTGGGCTGGATTGCCGTGGACGTACTTAGAACTATTAGCCGCACTCCGCATGTAGTAAGTCCATAAGGTGCCGCCCTGGGGTTGCCAGGGCTGACAGGAATGCTGACGTTAAAAACCTGACTTGTGTTAAAGCCATCAGTGCTGCTAATCACATCAATACTTTGAAAGCTCCATGCGCGAAAACCAGGAAAATAAGGATGATTAGCAGGGTAGTTGCCATTTACTATTCCAGTGAACCGAAGAGTTATACTGCGTCCATCACCTAGATTTGCTGTGCGTTGAGCAGTTCTAATTAAACCTGTAGATGAGGCCTGCCCAAATAATTCATAATGAGTGGCTCCTCGGCGCCCTTCACTGGCGTTATCAGGAAGCCAGTCGTACCAACCGACAGATGCAGCTTTTGCTGCGGCATTATCTACATCCGGTAAATAACTTTCTACTTCTATGGCATCAGGTATGCTTGTTTCTGTAACACCATCGCTTATAGATGCTTGGCTAAGCATTTCCGAATTAAAGGAAATACTTAGTTTTGTCACTAAATCACCTATAGCTAACACTTGGAAAGTGCCATAGGGTGTGTCGTAACTTGCTGCAAGCGTATTTCTTGTTTTTGCATTTAATCGCCAAAAAACAGCATCATCAGGGCTGTGGCGTGCTACATCAGCTCCTGATTTTGGCACCATCTTGAATTCATACCGACCACGTTGCGGGTGCGTAATGCGAATGAAATTAAATTGATCCTGGGGGGTTTCACCTGTGACACAAAATTGTTCTCCCAATGGTTGCCATGCGTATTCCACTCCTGATTTGTCAGTGCCAGATGGTCGCAGCCATATCGTCCACACTGAAGTGCGCTTAAGATACAGTGTCATCGTGCCACTTTCTATTCCAACGCCGTCTATTTCTGCTGCGTGAAATGCACGGACAGAAGGTAGCCCTGCAAAGTTACATAGTCCATTGGCACGATTCCACACTTGCGAGCGAATACCGATCTCGGTTACTTCGCATTCATTGGTGTTGCGCACTATGCCAAATGCAACGCGCAGTAGTGGGTAAAAACCTGCACCTGCGCTGAGTCCCAGTCCTTGGCGAGCGTCTGTAGTGCCGAGGTCGTCGCTGTACACGCCCCGCGTAATCATCTTTTCGCTAACTAAGCCAATACTGGCTCCAATGCCGGTGCCAAAAATTTCAACGCATTTTAATGTTATGCTTTGCCTGGAGGATTCATTCCACTCGGACAACGCACGGGCAGTTACCACCCACACTGTGCGCCCGATTACTACGGTTTCGCCTAACTGAAGCAACTCGTCTGCAGATCTTCGGCCTGCAGTTATTTCATCGTTTATATCTGTAACTTGAGTGCTTTGAACATCGGCACTGCGATAGTACAAATTGTCAGGCAACTTGCCTGGTGCAATTGTAAATACTGCCGTATTGCCTGGTTCTACTTGTCTAACTTCAGTCTCCGCAGCGGTAACCGGCTCCCCGTTTAAGCTCGTTAGTCCCATGCGGCGGCCATAGCCACGACCTAGACCGCGTTGAGCTTGGTTGCGGATGTTAATGTTGGCAACATCGCCAGTAAGTAAACCATAGTCACCAGCAATTTTGATCCGCTCAAACAATCTTTGATCTTTAGGGTCATCCTTATTGCGATCATCCCCAACGTATGGAATTGGAACTAATTTCCAGTTGACGCGGTAATCTGTGCCATTGGGGATGGCGGAATATACGCCAAATTGTGTGCTTGCCGATGGCGTGTACACCTGGCAAAAGCCTGGCTGCGATTGACCGTCTATTGTTTGGCAAAGAAAAATATCATCAGCATTTTGTGTGTCACCAGATGATTGGTCGCCGCGTGTGCCGTAGGCAAGGTTTTGCGCTTTGATGCGACTAAAGGTGTTGGTATTGCGCTTCCAATAAAAGGCAAAGTTGTGCGCATAAATGGCATCTAGGGCAGTGTTTCCCAGGAATATGCCATTGAGTTCTGGACGATTGAGGCCATCGCCAAGCCCTTGTTCGCCTACTACCATTAGTAGCTTGACACCTTGCTGTGAGCCGTAGGAAAATGCGCGACTCCATACCAAACGTGGTGAGGCAAGAATGCCGCCGGTTTCGCCAGTGTATTGGCCGAAAATGATGGGAATGGGATCGCCGTAATTGGCAAGTTCGGCTTGGGTGTCAAAGCCGCTAGTGGCGCTAAAGCGATCACTTCCGGTGAGACTTGCTAGTTGTCTAGATGATGCCTGACCCGGCGCCTTTGGCTTAGGCATCAACAAGTAGCTGATGGCGCTGGTTACAAGGCCAACGGCAAGGCTGATAAGAATGGATGTAAGGATGCCGCCTGACGGGTCGCAACGTATATCCGGCACCACGTCATATTCAGCCGGGCGCACCCGCGAGCGCTTCATTGCTTCAATGGTGAAGGCGCGATATTCAGCTTCCGTGCAGCCGAGTGTGGCGACTAGTTCACGCTCGAATGGCAGCAGCGGAAGGCGTGATAAGTTGGTAACGCCTCGATGCGACACCATGCCACTTGTTCTGTCGTCGGATTGATGCACAGGGCGCCTTGACTCCATACAACTGCAAATACTGGTCGTTCCTGTTGCAACAGAAGAACGTCTCCATCATAGCCTGCATTTGGTATGCGACGTCCCCAAGCGAGCAAGTCTCGTGCTATTCGGAACTTTGATGCCTCGTACCATCGCTCATTGAACGCTGGCGTGGGAATGGCCATAGCCCGCAATGCTATGTAAACCATGTGGATGCAGTCCACGGCGCGATCTGCTTCTGTGCCGTCAGCGCCAAGCCTATATGGACGACCAATTAGATCAGCGCAGGCGTACATTATTACTAACTGGAATGGCACCTACCAGTTGCTGTGTTAAGCGGCGCATTGGCACATCAGTACCAACTGCATCGAGAACGGTGTCTAGGCGTAGTTGCAGGCTAGTTTCGTCCCAGTTGCCATTGGACACCTGGCCCACATATCTGTGCATCAATGAAGGATTGTTGGCATTGTCGGGATCGAGAATCATTACTAGCACAGTTGCAATCCATAGATCCTGCACTGCGTTTAAGCCCCATGCGCGGCTGATGTCATTATTAGGAAATACTAAAGTGGCTTCTACATTGTCACCAGCGCGATTAACCGTAACGCCTGAGAAGCCGAATGGCAGGAATGAATACACATTGCCACTGTACGTGGCAGTTTTGTTGATGTAGAAATTTTGGAAATGGTAAACCTTGCCGCCGCTTGGTGTGCTGAAGTCTAAATAGTTGCCGAGAGCTAAGTCCATTTACATTCCCACCCGTTTACGAGTGCCAGGCGATTGCTGCAGACGGCGTAGTGTGCGTTGTTCGCCTTGCGCTGCACCTTGCTGTGCGGCTTGACGCATTCCAGCTTGGAACTGCGAGGCGGTAACGTATTCCACTTCATTGATGCGTTCGACGTTGTAGCGGACATCTACCACCATAGGCCCAGCAGCGGCTGTAGCAGTGCCGCCTTCACTGTTGCCACCA